TATGCAGCAAGTGTTTTAGTTTTGGTAACCTTTATGAATACTCTTGACTTTTCTGCTTCTGTAAACTGAACATCAGGTCCATATAATCCACGATAGTTTCTGTAGGCTCTTATCCATCTTTGTTCATCTTGATACCTATAATCTTCTGCACGTTTAAATTTATCTGTGACAAAACCTATTATAGTATTTACGCTTGCGTCTGTGAACGTGCTATCTTCACTATCTCCTAGTGCGATAGCATCTTCTTCCATCATTACATCTTCAGCCATATTTTATCCTTTAATATCCAAAAACAGAATCTGCTACTCTCATTCCAACACTCGGTCTTCCTACTGGGTCGTAATCAAATACACTAAATCTTGGTCTTGACATTATACCATATCTTAATGCGTCATACAAATGGTCTTCTGACTTTGTGTCTACATCCTCTGGATTCTTTTTATCCAATGGGATTGACGGTAATTGAGAAACAGTATTTGTACAAGTATTGAAAAAAACCAAACGTGGTTCTTCAGTGAACTCGTCAACTTGCAATCGTCTGTGTACTTCGTTTTTTCCTGCAACTCTACTTCCTCTACTTCTGTCTGATGGTCTCCAACGGCAACCTTTACTAATCATTTGCTCTGCTAGTGAAGGTCCTGTGTCTCCTCTTTTGTGCCACAAAGAACTATCTAACACTCCATACTTTATATTACCATCCTCTGCTTCTAACTCTAACACCATATCTGCTAAGTCGGTGGCTAATATTTTAGATACGTATAATTCTCTGTATACTATTATCTGTTCGTTTGGTGCTACAGCAAACCATAAAACTGCTGAATAACTTCCATAACCATAGTCGCACGCTCTAAACTTTACCCAATTAGATGGAATGTGAAAAGGCTCAACAACATGAATGTCACGGTTGAACTCAGTAAAAGCCGCACCTTCTTTAATGTCCCAATCCCCTTCAAGTAACTGCCTTCTTTGTTGCTCTGGGAGCGAAAGGAGCATTGCTTCGTAATCTCCTGATTGGGATAAGAATGGGTTGTCTGATAATCTCGCTGGAATAAACCTGCGTTTGAACAAAGCCTTTCCTGCTTTAGAGTGTCCAGCTGGGTATCGTAATACTTCATTTGTTTCAATGTTTGTTGCATCAAAATTTTTTCCATAAGGTGATGGGTCTATAAACATTTTCTTAACCCACCCATGTCCCCTACCTCCGGGGTTTGTTGTAGCTCTCATAAAGATAGGCAAATCAGGCGCAGTGGAACGTAGACGAGAACGCATGTAATCCCATGCATATGGTGTGGACCATTGTGTTAACTCGTCAAAACCTATCCAGCTAAATGCTAGACCCTGATAACGCAAGACATCTTCATCTCTATCGAGGTATGACATCCACAATCTTGCGCCAGATGGTGCGGTCCACTGCATCTTTCTTTCTGACCACTTTATGCCGGGCCATATCTTTGGATATAACTCTTGCGACTTGAATATAAGTTCTCTTAGTTCTTCTGTTGTATGTCGCAACAGCAATCCACTAAACTGTGGATGTCCCATATATCGTAATGGGTCTGCAAGCATAGCGTAACTTTTACCACCACCTGCACTTCCACCATATAAAACTTCTCGTTCACCTGCAGCTAAGAAGTCTGTCTGAGGTCCGGGATTTGGCTTAAACAGCACATTGGCTGTTTCTTCAATCCCTTGCTCTTCCAATGGTACTCTTACTATTGGCTTAACAGCTTGCTGTTTTTGCACCTGTTCTTTGGGCTTCGATTTCTTGCGCTTTGGCGATAGCCTTTTCCGCATAGTCTGCCCATTGGCGTAAGCCTTTAGCTTTGTTTTTACGTTGTCGTTCATTTTCTAGACGCTTCCTCAAACCTACGTGGGAAATATACCTACCACTATTTTTTGTTATCCAATTAGCTACTTCTCTGTAAGAGTATTGATTTACATACTTTCTAGCTTTTTCAATTAAATCTAACTCTAATGGTATGGGGTCTAAAATGTTTGAGTCATCTTTATTTATTTCGTATCCAAATGGTACTGTACGTGCAATACGTGGAATTGGTGTCCACTCATTATCTTCTTTTAAGTCTGTTGGTTGTGGTAGTTTCCATCTACCTAAACTTCTATTTGTCATCTTTTTCTATAACTTCTTTCACCCAATCACCGTTATCACCAGTGTTCTCACACACTTCACATCTATCATCTTCAATATGACTTCCGCATATCTCACAAGTGGGTTCATAAAGCATCTATATTAAGTTCCGTAATAAACCGTTTAACATTTTCTTCTGAAACACATATAACTTTTTCAATAGGTCTAGGCCCGTATTGTGATGCTAATGCTTTTATAAAAGGAAGAGGATTATCCCGTACATAGTCTGTACACTCTACTGAACTGTGAAAGTGACCGTGTTCTTTTGGCTGTTCAAATATAAATACGTCTTGTGTACCATCTGAATGTACTCCAAGCATTATAGCCACAGCAAACCAAGTTTCCGCTATCATTTATTCTTCTTCCGTTTGTTTAGGTGGCATAAGCATTACACCACCAGTTGCTTCTACTTGAACCTTTTCTGTTTTTATTAAACCAGTTCTGTCAAGTAATTCTTTTGCTGCTGACATCTTATCTCTGATACCAAGCTCTGTTGGGTCATGTAATCCACCCACCATAGCCATTGCAGCTTTAGGCGCATTACGTGCCATAAATAGTTGTGTAGCTTCTAGTATCTCTTCTTTCAAACCTTTTACTATAGCTGATGTAGATGTGCCTTCAGCATATCCTGCTAACTTTTTGGCTGTTACCATGTCTCCGTTTGCTTCTTCAAATAAGACATCTAGAAACATTTGTTGCTTTGCATTTAATTCTCTAGGCATTTTCTCTTGTTTCCATTCTTGATTGAACTTGTACAGAAGATTTATTTCCATTTACATATAAGCCAAACCAAGCTGCACCTGCACCAACAACAACAGATACAAAACCTGCTTGAGCATTGTTGGGGTCTGGTAAATTCATAAACCAATTACACGTTTGATAAAACACAACCATGTAAGATAATATTAACAGTCTTGGTACAATTCTCCACGAATCTAATTTTGCTGCTGTAATCATTATACTACCAATTCAAAATGCGGTCCATCTAAAAATGGCCGCCTTGAAGCTTTACGTCTTGTGTCTATATAGTCCATCATTAACTCTTCTGATGTTCCTATCCAGTCTGTTAATAATGTGTGCCACGCTGCACCCCATTTTAATTGGCAACCTACTTTTTTAGCTCCCTCTTTCATAGCATCAGCAATGTCATCATACACGTTCAACTCCCAACATACATTTCCGTCAACATACGCAACGAGGTCCACTGCATGTGACATGCCATCTGCTTGTGGTAAGTGTTTGCTGCGCATTGTTTGTGAGCGGCCAGCTTCGTATAGTTTCTTTTGCTCTTCATGGGAACGAACACCATATGTGCATCCAAAGTCCACCTTGGTCACTTGAATGGCTTCTTTGACAGTTTGTACTAAGTCTTGGTGTACACCATCTAATTTACCTAAACTTCTTTTACTAAGTTTGAACGCCATTAATATCTCCTACATTATTAAAACATACATCGTAAAACAACCTAACAAGAAAATTACAAGATGTGTAATCCATACTTCTCTGTTCACTTCTTCCTCATGTTAAAAAATTTACCTGCAGACCGTGTGGCAAAGCTGGCACTTACGATAGCTCCTAATGCTATCTGATACCACTGTGGCATACCTGCAAGTGCAGTAAATCCATCGGCTACTATAGCACGGCCCCACTCACCACAAAAACTTAGCACAAGCGGGATACTAAAAAGTAGAGTCAACCATTCGTCCTTCCAACTGGACTGCGATGCACGCATGGCTGCCAAATCCCAATCAATCTCACCTGTAGCTTCTTTCATACGAATAGTAGCTTCAGCTTTTTGTATTGCTGTCTTGCCTTCTATGTATGATGAAGCTAGACTTGATATTGAACTAAAGATTGTACCTATCAACCTACACCCTTTCTAAACTTGCGAGTTTTCTTTGCAATCTTTTTAGGTTGCTTTACAAACTGCTGGCCTTTCTTTTTGCCTTCTCGTTTTGCTCTTGTTGTTGCTGCGTATTCAGCAGAACTCAACGATTTAATAGCAGCAGCGGGTAAGTAGCGTTCTCCTGTTTCTGATGACTTCTTGCCACTCTTAGTTCGCCAATCTTGTTTACCCCAGTTTACTAAACTTTGTTGTCTCTTTTTTAATGTCACGATTTATATCCACCACCGGCATCTTTATATGCCTTCGCCATCATCTGTGCCTTACGTGCAGACCATTGACCCGGTGCGCCACCTTTACCACCAGCTTTTATTCTGTTAAATATTCTTTTACGTAAAGCAGGTTGTGTATACACATTAGCTTTGTTAACGGTGCTACCTTTACTTAACTTTAATGTAGATAAAGTTTTAGCTTGCTTTGCGTGTGATTTGGAAGCTTTCTTCAAGCCCTTCGCAACTTTTTTTATCTTCTTCTTGACTATTGCTTTCACCATCTCTGCTCTCCCAATATTCTTCACCGTAATCGTGAAATATTTCTTCGCCTTTTGAGATATTCTTTAACGCTACAAACCTCACAAAGTTATTATCATCATGTATCTCCCATTCAGCGTTAGGCTCTGAGCTATGATTGTATATCATCGCTAGACCTAATGGAATCAAATACTCGTCACTGCCTTCATTTGGGGACTGAAACACATAATCGTGAAGTATGCTCTTGTCCCCTATATCACTATCATCAGTTACAAGATAAGGACATAACTCTATGGTATCGTCTTGAGCATAGTCCTTATCTGCAAAAACACCATGACCGTGTACTGAAGAGTAAGCTACGTAGACCAACTTACTTTTTCTTTTTAGCCATACCGCCGCGCATCATTTTCTTCTTGGCCATCTTGGCCATTCCGCCGCCCATCATTTTTTTCTTCGCCATGCCACCTCGCATCATCTTCTTCTTTTT